TGCCAGAGCAAATTCACCAGGGACAACATTGTCACCCTCTTTCAGAATACGAGAGGCGAGGCTCTCGATCTGATCCTGCATGATAGACTGACTTTGAGTCAGTTCACGGGCTTGGATTGGATACCCAGCCTTATACATAACCCTATAGAAATTCTTCTTAGGGTCAAAGTCGTCATAGTATGGCGACACATTTGTGTTAGTCTGGAGAGGCATTGTACTATGTTCCTTTTTTAGTATTTAGAGGGGATCTGTGGGGTTAGTATGTAACAATGAGGCGGATCTTTTCGGTCTGTGCTGGCTGCCTCTGCACTGGACTGATGTTGGTCAGATAGGAGAATGTGCCTGAGTATTTAACCACTTCAGGTTCGGAATATCCACCAATAAACAACAAATCGGTTGCTTCGTTGTTAAAGTCAACATCAGGTACACCAACCTTAGATGAAGTACTACCTACGACATTGTAATCTCCGGTAAATCTATAAAGGTTACCCCCTCCGTTGGTGTGGTACTGAGGATCCTGAATATACCTAAGTACGCCACTATCTGCATCCCAACCGACAACTGTACCCTTTGCCGTATGATCTTCACCGATATTCCCACTACGGAGAGTGGTTTGGTTTTGGGTGATTGTTTCGCCAATAATATAATCTGCAGCACCACCGTAGGTATCCAATTTCACTGCATAGCACGCTGATGCTGTTACTGTATTGTTGTTCAGCGCTGCACCCTGAAGAACACCGACCTGGCGGAACTCCATATCTTCAACGAAATCATAGAGATCGTAATTTAGTGAGGAGAAGATACCGACGCGAATACCACCAAGTTCACGAACTAGATCGGTACCAAATCCACCAGGAGGTGTCAGAATGACAGTCGAACGGAAGGTACCATCACCCAATGGGTCGAGAGCATTGATATTATTATCTAAGTCTCCAATGGACTGATATACGCGACCCGCTATGAAGTCGAGTTGTGCGTAGGTGTACCCAGTACCCTGACGAACAACGGTAATATCTACAATGGAACCCAGCGAAACTTCAACACGCGCAACCGCGCCAGTGCCATCGCCAGTGATGTTGCAGTAATAATATGGTATCTGGTTAACAACACCGGCGGGTGAACCTGTGTAATTGTTTCCGGGGACATCAACAACTGCGCTGTACAATTCACCAGCAGTTGTAGTTACAGAATCGTCTGCGATAATTGGAATATAGTTGTTGGTGCTATAAGAAAACAACTGATATGCAGTCAGGGAATACAGGAACAACCACTGATAACCATCGGAGGTATAGAACGGTTCGTTTCCTGTGTTCTGTGGTTCAACGGTGGAAGCGGTGTTCTTGTTGTTTCCGAGGCACGCAAATACTGAGTTGGTGGAGTTGATGACAATCCAACCGGCATTTAGTATATTTGAAGCACCAGAAAATGATCTGTTACTGATACTATAATCGTGCCGATAGATGTCATAGGTTGCACCGGAAGTCCAGTTCAACCTTGGGATCATATGATATACTTGTGTCGAATCAACGCGACGCATCGATACCATCTGGTTATATGTGGAGATAAACTCCTCATAATTATTTGTTGGGTTTGGTGGGGTGTTGTCTGAACTCCAAGGTTGTTGTCTCCCAACAAACAGATAAGAATTATTCGCTAGAGAACTGGCGAAATTCTTTGCGTTACTGACCCTAAGGTCATTTGTGTTTATAGTTGCCATTTGGCGTAGACCACAGTTTTAGTTATTTATGGTGGTCTACGCACTCAATCATAGAGCAATATAGTCGTCACTTTGTGTCCAGACATAATCCTGGATTCCGGCATCTGGTGAACTTTGAGTAATCAAGAGAGTGTAATCACTGTAATCTTCATCAGATGTGATCTCCACCTCCACCGCACCTGAGGAGGATGTTACCGACTCGGTGAATCTAAAGTCCGAGAACATCTTGAATCCAGCTGGGTGTACGATATCCTCAACAAAGTCCTCAAACTGAACTTGCTGCATCGGTGAAGCGATGGAGTAAGAGAATCTCTGATAGTAGTAACTATCCTGGATGACTGCGAACTCTTCACTAGGCATGGATGACTCATCGATGAAGCGCCCATAAGGTTGCGATGAACCATTGGGAACACAATCGACATCCGCCTGACCAGATTGGATGACGAGAGCACTGGCGCCGAATGGTGTGTAGATCATTTCACCTGCCTTCAGAGTGCCACTGACGCGCTTTACCGTGAGTGTTTGTGTTCCTGGATTCCACCCGGAGATGGTGGCAGATGCGAGAGTAAACTCTTCGGTTCCCTGGTAGACATAAAGACCCGTTGGCCAGTTACCGAAAGGATCAGAGACGACTAAACGACTCTCAATATCCAACTCGGGAGTTAGAGTTCTGTCGGTTGTTATATTGCGTCCTGGATTCAACACACGCAACGACTTAATCTGACCGATGGTCTCCGTCTTGCTGATAAACTTACCACCTTGCTCGATGAGTTCGAGGAATGGTTCGACATAACCAGATCCGGGACGAACGACATCGATAGATTGAATGATACCGTCAAGAACATTAACCTCCGCTGCAGCACCAGAACCACTACCACTAGCGTCATAGAACACAGCCGCTGGGTTGACATAACGGAAACCACCGTTGATAACTTCAACATCTGCGATGGTTTGTCCACTCATTCTAATCTTGGTGACTGCGCGATCACTTTGTTTGTGGAGTAGACCTCGCGCTGTGGGTAGAGACTCATAACCAACACCAGGTGAAGTAATTGCGATCCTGGCGGCCGTGTTGCGAATGGATAATGTATTCGTGATGTATGAAACGGTCGATGGATTCTCTTCACCGACTGCTAGAATTGCCTGACCCGACTCGGTGTAGATGTCGACAAAGTCTTCATTTGCAATCTCGGTTTCATTAAAGAATTCATTTGCTTGATTCTCTTCACCATTGGCATTCTTCGTAAAGAATGTGAATCGGGTGTTGGGTGTCTCGTCACCAAAGATAATTGTGGGCGGTTGAATATAGTTATGGCCACCTTCGATCATTGCGATGTCGGTAACTCCACCACCCTCAATGATGGGAGCAACCGTAGCGAAAGCGTAAGCACCAACTCCACCACCACCAGTAAAGGTTATATAGAAGTTGCGCTGGTAGAAGTTACCGGGATCGGTAATCTCAACACCAACAACTTGACCATCGACGACCGTAGCAATACCCTGTGCCGGGCGAACGACACCCGCATTCTCAATGACTTGGGATCCGTTGACTTCTGGGAATCTAGAACCACTGATGATAACTGAGTCGCCATTGCGAAGGTCGTGTGGTTCAACCGTATCGACGGTGTATATGCCACGATCCATATCCACAACTTGGACGCCATGTGGTAGTTCGAGTGTGATACCATTGATACCACGCAGAACATCACAACGAGAGGGCCCTGTGATTGCTTGAATGCGAGCTCGCTCGACCAACTCACCAACGCCAGGAGCGCCAACACGGAACTCAATGACATCACCGGGTTCGAAGTATTTTAGTGATTCGAACCACAGATCTGTGGTTGTGGAATCAGCAGGAAGTAGACTTACATGATCTGGGTAAATGCCGCCATGACCCTCAATGATCTCATCGTTACCGTACTTGGTAGTCAGTACACCACCAGGGTTAGTTGGTACCCACTGAGTGCTATCTTCATCTTGGAAGTAGATGTAGAGGCGACCTGAGACGGGAGACCACCAAAGTGCACCAGCAGCCAGCGCACTACCGTCAATCATAGTTGCTGGTGAACTATCGGAGACCATAACAGTTGCACCTTGGGTGTATACTATTTCATTCTCACTTGTACCATCGTGGGTGGACACATCGCCGGCACCCTCAGCGGCATTTATCCCGTTGGGGTCGGTGGCAACCCACTCACCGCTCCATTCCAGTTCACCTTGCTCGTAGTCAGCGATCTTGTCGTTGTTCCACATATAGAGCATACCGCTATGTGGAGACCACCACAGGTCACCCGGTTGGTTTTGTGATCCATCTGTGCGACCACTAGGAGCCAATGTGGAGATGGTAACGATAGCGTCACCTTGGAATACACTATACTCACGCCCAACAGGTCCAGGTTGCCCAGTTGACAGTTCGGACACACCAGTCAGTGGGCGAATACCAATGGGGTTAGCAGCGACCCATTGACTGGAGTCACTATCTTCGAAGTAGATAAACATACGACCAAGTTCAGAAGACCACCACAGGTCACCTTGTTGTGCGGTATCAGTCTTGGGTGTGGAATATGAGATGAAGGTACTAGCACCACCTGCAATCTTGTCGTACATAATCTGGTCGTTTCCGTCCAGAGATGTGGGGATAGTAATACTGCGTCCTTTCTGATCGAAGAATGTATCACCGAAACGGATAAGGTTCTCAGATGTGACGATGACATCGAGGAACATAAAGAATGAGTCGTATCCCTCAACGACCGCTTCGGCACCGCTGCTAGTTCTGAACTCGTAACCCTTAGTGAAGGTGTACTTTGTTCCAGAATTGAATCGCAAACTAATACGCTGGCGATGTGAGAGCATGCGAGATACAATCTCTTGTCCAAATGCACGCTCGACTGTGACACCATCAACGTGAGTAACGATCCCTTCTGCACCGGAACCCTTAGTATTGGAGTCGTCATAACGTAGGATGTCACCGACAACGGTAGTCTCCGGGTAACCACTCTCAATGACAATTTCCGAAATGGATCCAGATGAGATAGTCTCAACCTGAATGGAAACATCATCACCACTGGTGGGGAGACCAGTTACGCGATTTCTATACACAATAGTGTTATCGACTGAGAACTCTCTTTCGATGATCTCTTGGTTCAGTGATTGGTTCTGGAACTTCTCACCGACAATGTATGGGAAGTATGGGGTACTACCAATGGCGGTAACGAAGTAGCAATAAACTCCGTCTGGATAGATTTCTTTGGGGAAGTCCGGTGTATTGCACGTACGACCGTTGTTCCTATCGAGGATGAATCCAGGAATGCGCTGACCGTTTATGTAGTCGCCACCTTCCGTCAGCATTCTTTCGGGTACTTCTGTGTTCAGACGACCGATAGAGAATGAGATATCGTCACCTAGGAACTCATAATCTTCGATGAAGGTACCCATTGGGTAGTCATCAACACTTGGTGGGTTAGTACCGATGAGAGATCCACCAGATTGGAGAATATTGCTCCTATCACTCATTTTTGCCCAACCGCTGTATGCTCGTTCGATACCTTCGCTGTCATCTACACCATTGGCGTAACCGAAGGGTCCATAAATGGGGTTACCATCGAAGGCATAACCGATAATGCGAGAGTGCTTAGTCTCCACATCACCAACTTGGTTGAGGAGTTCAATTGGTGCCCCTAGGTAACCAAATCGAGTACCATCCTCAAAGAGGAACCCATTTCCAGTGTCGAGTGATTGATTTGGGTTGGAATTGATCTGTTCGAGCGCATCGAAGGTGTAGGACTCAACCTTTGCCTCAATAACAGCACCAGAACCTACTGTGATGACCTCCAGGGTGGTCGTATTGGGGTTATAGTCAATACCACTACCAACGACAGTAACGCCTG